GGGGCGTCGGATGCCTATCGAGCATTGCCCGGCCATCGAAAAGGCCACCAATGGCGCTGTTTGCCGCTGGCACCTGCGCCAAGACGACTGGCACCGCATCTGGCCCGAACTGATCGGGATTGAAGGCGCCCCACCAGTGCCCGACCAGAAGGCGGCCTGACATGCGCCGCGTCCCATTGAACCGGCGCACCGTTGGCTTGCGGGTTAGTCCAGGCCCAACGCGGCGTGCAACTCTTCGTCCGATTGTTGGCGAGCAGCCTTGTCCTGCGCATGCAGGGCCGACAGATGCGCGAGCCCTGCCGGATGGCCTAGAAGCTGTTCTGCTAGCCGAAGCGCTTCGGCGGCAGCTGCTGTCAGATGTGTTTCGCCGTTTGCGCCAGATGGGGGTGATGCCATGACTGGCCGCACGGTGATGTCTTGCCAGGCGCTGCACATCGGGTCGTTGGCCACATCTGCTGGCATGGCCCGCACGGTGACGCGTGGATTCTCGAAGTCTCCCAGCTGCGAGAACTCCATTTTGATGATTCGGTATGTGATGTTCATGGGTGCCCTCCTTGGGCTTGCTGGTGTGGAAGCCGCAAGCGTAACCAAGGCAGGGCGCCCACCCATGCAGAAGGCGGCTTGACGTGACCAAAGCCGCCGAAGTAGTCAGGTCTGAGAGAACCCGATTGGATTTGGGTCGTTTTCCGTCAGATGCAGAACACCCGCAATGGCCGACACGGGGATGCTTATCAGCCGATGCTGCCATTGCGGCGGATTTGTCCCGTGAATTCGGATTCGTGCATCGCCCAGAGTCACAAGGCCCGTTTCTGAGATGCCGACGCGTGCGCATTGCAGACACGGAATGCCGTTCACGGTGCCGGTGATGCAGCTTTCGAAAGCCTTTGCCGCCGAGCTTTCTGGCTCGATCAACACCATGAACTTGACTGTTGGTTTTGCTTCCATGGGGTCCATCCTTGGGCTTGCAGGTGTAGGAGCCGCAAGCGTAACCAAGGCAGGGCGCCCACCCATGCAGAAGGCGGCCTGAGTGCGTCACTTGATCTGCCCCGCCATGAGCAGCCACTCGGCCGCCGCTGTTCGCAGTGCGCGCCGGAGCATGGCAGCTACCGCGGCGCGGGCCCATTCGTCGAGGTTGTCGTTTTGCATGACGACAGTCTCTTTTTTTGCCCCGAAGCCGTCATTGCGACGGCTTACGACAGTGTGGTGAGGCGTCGTAATGGATGACACCCCGAACAAAGTGCTTGAGCGTGTTGTGGTCGCGCTCGGTGGCACAAAGCAGATCGCGCCCAGGCTGTGGCCCGACAAAACGATTGACGACGCGCGGCGCCTGCTGTGCGATTGCCTGAACGACGAGCGCCCGGCCAAGCTGGATCTGTCGCAGGTGCTGTTCATCCTGCGGCTGGCCAAGGATCACGGCGTGCATGAGGGCATGCACTTTGTTGCCGATTCGGTGGGCTACAGCAGGCCGACACCGGTCGAGCCCGAGGATGAGCGCGCCACGCTGCAGCGCGAGTACATCGAGGCTGCCCGCCAGATGGCCAAGGTGGCACAGCGCATGGAAGCGCTGATGGCGCCCACTGTGAGGGCTGTGGCGTGAGCGACTACACCGAGTTCCTGCGGCAAAAGATCAAGATGGCCCAGTTCAAGGGGTTTCAGGTTGAGCCGCATGCACTGCACGAGTGCCTGTTCCCCCACCAACGTGACATCGTGAAGTGGGCCGTGTTGGGCGGCAACCGCGCCATCTTTGCCAGCTTCGGGCTTGGCAAGAGCGTGATGCAGTGCGAGTGGCTGCGCCAGACCATCGGCGTGGCTGGTGGCCTGGGCCTGATCGTCTGCCCGCTGGGCGTGCGTCAGGAACTGATTCGCGATGCGGCAATGCTGGGTATCCGGCTGGTGTTCATCCGCAGCGCCAGCGAGATCATCGACGGCCAAGCGTTCTACTGCACCAACTACGAGACGGTGCGCGACGGCAAGCTGAACCCGCAGCAGTTCACAGCCGTCAGTTTGGATGAGGCGAGCGTGCTGCGAAGCTTTGGCAGCAAAACCTACCAGGAGTTCCTGCCGCTGTTCGAGGGCGTGAAGTTCAAGTTGGTGAACACCGCCACGCCAAGCCCCAACCGCTTCAAGGAGCTGATTCACTACGCCGGTTTCTTGGGTGTTATGGACACCGGCCAAGCGCTGACCAGGTTCTTCCAACGCGACAGCGAGAAGGCCGGAAACCTGACGCTGTACCCGCACAAGGAAACTGAGTTCTGGATGTGGGTAAGCAGCTGGGCTGTGTTCGTTCAGCGCCCCAGCGACCTGGGATACAGCGACGAGGGCTACGACCTGCCACCCATCGAGGTGCGCTACCACGAGGTACCCAGCGACTACACCAAGGCCGGGCACGAACGCGATGGCCAGGCGCTGATGTTTACCGACCCGGCGCTGGGCTTGAGTGCGGCTGCCAGCGAGAAGCGCGACAGCCTGCCGCTGCGCGTCGCCAAGGTGGCCGAGATTGTCAACGGCAGTGTGGATCATTTCGTGGTGTGGCATGACCTGGAAAGCGAGCGCCATGCTCTGCAGGCGGCTCTGCCCGACGCTGTGAGCGTGTGGGGCAGCCAGGACCTGGACGAGCGCGAGCAGCGCATCGTGAGCTTTGGCGACGGAGCCTATCGGGTTCTGTCGACCAAGCCGGTGATTGCCGGTAGCGGCTGCAACTTCCAGCGCCACTGTCACCGAGAGGTCTTCGCCGGCATCGGCTTCAAGTTCAACGACTTCATTCAGGCCATCCACCGGGTGCAGCGTTTTCAACAGCCGCATCCGGTGGTGATCGACATCGTCTACAGCGAAGCTGAGCGCGAGGTGTTGCGCACCCTGCAGGCCAAGTGGACACAACACGAGGAGATGGTGAAAAACATGACCGAGATCATCAAGAAGTTTGGCCTCAACCAGCTTGCCATGCAGGAGGTTCTGGCCCGCTCCATCGGCGTGAAGCGGCTGCAGGTCAAGGGCGACCTGTTTGATGTGGCAAATAACGATTGCGTGGAGGAGGCGAAGCTGCAGCCCGAGAACCACGTCGACCTGATCGTCACCAGCATCCCTTTCGCCAACCATTACGAGTACAGCCCCAGCTACAACGACTTCGGACACACCGAGGATAACGACCACTTCTGGCGACAGATGGACCATCTGACGCCCGAGCTGCTGCGCATCCTGAAGCCGGGCCGTATCTACGCCTGCCACGTCAAGGATCGCATCCTTTTTGGCAACGTGACCGGTGCTGGCGCGCCCACCGTGAGCCCGTTCCACTGTGAGGCCATCATGCATGGCCGCAAGCACGGCTTCGACTACATGGGGCTGATCACCATCGTCACCGACGTGGTGCGCGAAAACAACCAGACCTATCGCCTGGGTTGGTCTGAGCAGTGCAAAGACGGCACAAAGATGGGCGTGGGCTCGCCTGAGTACGTGGTGCTGTTCCGCAAGCCTCAGACCGACCGGTCAAAGGGTTATGCCGATGTGCCGGTGGCCAAGTCGAAGCAGGACTACACCCGCGCTCACTGGCAGGTAGATGCACACGCTTTCTGGCGCAGCAGCGGCAACCGGCAGATCACGGCCGACGAGCTGGCTGGCCTGGGCCCTGACAAGTTGGCCAGCCTGTTCACGAAGTACAGCTTGCAGCAGGTCTACAGCTACGACTTCCACATCAAGATCGGTGAGGAGTTGGAGGCCCGCGGCGCGCTGCCATCAACATTCATGAGCCTGGCGCCCGGCAGCCATCACCCGGATGTGTGGCACGACATCAACCGGATGCGCACACTCAATGGCGACCAGACGAATCGCAACGTCGAGAAGCATGTCTGCCCGCTGCAGTTCGACATCGTTGACCGACTGATTGAGCGCTACAGCAACCCGGGCGAGCTGGTCTATGACCCGTTCTGCGGTTTGGGCACCGTACCGTACTGCGCAATCAAGAAGGGCCGGCGCGGCGGTGGCAGCGAGCTGAACGCGGCCTACTTTTTGGACCAGGTGCACTACCTGCGCTCAGCCGAACGCGAGTTCACCATGCCTGGGCTGTTTGATGTGCTTGAAGAAGAGGCAGCATGAAACGCATCCTCAAGCGCGCCCTGGTCGAGACGCTGCGCGCCATCCTGGCCGCCGCGATCTTCTTCGGCTTCCAGCACCTGGCCAGCGACAAGCCCGCACCGGTGCCAGAACTGATGGTGTGGCCAGCATGAACGCACCCCAGCGCATGTGCGAGCTGTTCAAGCTGCTGCGCACCCAAGAGCTTTCCCGCTCCGACATTGCGGCAGAAATGGACGCCGACGCGCACACCGTTTTGCTGTGGACGGACGAGCTGGTGGCCCACGGATTTTTGCTCGAGCGCAAGAGCGAGACGCGCAAGAACGTTGGGCGCTACCCGATGGTGTATCGGCTGGCGCCTGAGTGGGGTGGCCAAGCATGAGCAAGAAGCACGACAGCAAGAAGAACGACACATGGATGCCGCTCTACATCGGCGACTACCTGGCTGACACGTCGCGCTTGTCCACAGAGCAGCACGGCGCCTATCTGCTGATCCTCATGGATTACTGGCGCAACGGCCCGCCGCTTGACGATGACGAAGAGCTGGCCAACATCAGCAAGCTTCCCATGCCGCAATGGCGCAAGTACGCCGCCAAGATCCGCGCAATGTTCACCAGCGCCGATGGCCGGCTGTACCAAAAGCGCGCTGACGCGGAACGGCAAAAGGCAGGCCTTGTCAGTAGTAAACGTAGCGAAGCCGGAAAGCAAGGCGCTGCCAAACGGTGGGGCAAAGGTGATGGCAAACCGATAGCAAATGGCATGGCAAATGGCATGGCAAATGCAAAGCAAAACGATGCACCGTCACAGTCACAGTCAGAAATAGATACATCGGTGGTAACCCCCCCGCTGAACGCGGGCGCACACGACCCACCCGAAATCGACGGATGCAGGCCGACACGCCAAGGCCTGCTTTGCAGGCGATTGCGACAGATGGGCATCGCCGATGTGAACCCAGGGCACCCGCTTCTGTTGGCATTGCTCGAAGCCGGTGCGACAGACGAGGAATTCCTCGGATTTGTCGAGGTGGCGAAGACCAAAGACAGGCCGTTTTCCTACCTGCTTGGCGCCGTGGAAGGCGAGCGCAAACGCGCTGCCGATGTCGCCTCGCAAATCCACCGCGGTCCCATGCCAAACCGGCAGGAGGCCATCGAAAACCGCAACCGCTCAGTGGCCCAAGCGTGGGCAGAAGGATCGTGATGACGCCGCAAGACAAACCCGCATTCGCCGAGCTTCTGACGGACGCGCTGGCGTTCTACCGGCAGGACACCAGCCGCTTTGCGCTCAGCGTGTGGTGGTCCGCCTGCCAGGCGTTCAGCCTGGAGCAAGTCGGCAAGGCTTTGACGGCGCATGCCATGGATCCCGAGCGAGGCCGCTTTGCGCCGATGCCTTCGGACATCGTGCGGGTATTGCAGGGCACCCATCAGGACCGGTCTTTGATGGCCTGGGGCAAGGTGCTCGAAGCCGTGCAGCGTGTGGGCGCCTACCAGTCGGTGGTGTTTGATGACGCAGCCATTCATGCCGCCATTGAGGACATGGGCGGCTGGTGCAAGGTCTGCCGCAGCGAAATGAGCGAATTGCAGTTCGTTCAGCGGCGGTTCTGCGACGGCTACCGTGCCTATGCCGCCCGCCCGGGCCATGCCTACCCGCCGCGCCTGATCGGCGAGAGCGAGACCGCGAACCGCACTGCCGGCAAGAAGGCCCAGCCGGCGATGCTGATCGGCAACCCCGAGTTGGCCAAGGCTGTGGAGGCTGGCGGCAGCGATTCGCCGAAGGTGGGGATCGCGCTGGATCTGTCGTCGCTGCCTCAGCGAATCGGGATGGCTGCATGAACCCGATCTACTCCAAACCATCGAGGGTTGCGTGATGGGCCACAAACCTGGCGCCCATGTGGGTGGAATCGCGTCGCTCGAAGACCTGCGCCTGCGCTGCGTGATCACCGCCATCAGCGATTGCTGGCATTTGCGCACTGCCCGTGGCAAGGCCTATGACCCGGCCCGCCGCCAGGTCATCTGGGTACACGGCCGCGGCATGATCACGGCGACTCGTGCGGCGTGGATGCTGAGCCATTCCGAGTCCGCGACCATTCCCAGTCGGTGGATCTGCTACCGGACGTGCGACTCCTACGACTGCGTGAACCCGGACCACATCAAGACCGGGCCGCGCCAGAAACTGGCGGCGCTGCTGTCGGAGAAGGGCGTCTACACCACCCCCAAGCGATTGGCCCAGGTCGCCGAGATGGCCCGCAAGACGCGCCGCATCAGCAATGCCCAGGTGCTCGAAGCGATGCGCAGCGGCAAGCCCCAGCATGAGGCGGCCAAAGAGCTTGGCGTGTGTCAGTCGTCGCTGTCGGCGCGAATCATCCGGTTGCGTGGACGCATGGCGGCCAGCAGCGTGTTCGGATCGGCGGTGTTGCTGTGATCGAGTTCATCGTGTACGGGATGCCGGCCCCGCAGGGTTCAAAGAAGTTTGTCGGCACCACGGCAGCCGGTCGCGGGCTCATGGTCGAGTCATCCAAGAAGGTCAAGCCCTGGCGCATGGACGTTAAGGCCGCCGCTGAGTCAGCGCGCGAAAGCCTTGGAGCCACGCTGGAGGGACCGCTGATGGTGTCCATGGTGTTCACGCTTCCCAAGCCGGCCAGCGCGCCAAAGCGCCGCAAAACTTGGGCAGACAAGAAGCCCGACCTGTCCAAGCTTGCCCGGTCAACCGAGGACGCCATCAGCGACGCTGGCCTGTGGACTGATGACGCCCGTGTGGTGGAGTACAGCAGGCTTGCCAAGGTATTCCCCGGCGAAGACCGGGACGCGTTGGACAGGCCCGGCGTGAAGGTCTGGATCTGGGGAGCAGTCGAGTGACGTGCGAGCTTTGCCAACGCGCCCTAACTGGCATTTGGTGCGGCTATTCGGCTGACTGCAACGAATGCAAATGCCGTGGCGTGGCTCGTGGGCTGGCGGCTTTCAATGCGCTCCACCCCAATGGAACGGGAGAGCGGGAGCCGCTGCGCGAGCAGATCGAGCGAGCAATCCCAGATATGCCCTACAAGGAAGCCGGAACCGCTGTTTGGCGCTGGTGGAAGCATGACCACCCTGATGCGAAGGTTCAAGGATGAGCGCGTTTGAACAGAACACCAAGCCGAATATTTCCGAGCGGTATGGCGTGGCCATTGCAGAGGGTTCAACGGTGCGTGATGTAGTTCTTGCCGCCGGCATGGCCCGGAACCGATTCGGTGTCTTGCTGCTTCGCCTGCAGGCTGAGTTTGATTCGGTTCGTGGCAACCTGGCGGCACTCAAAGACGCTCAGCGACAACGCGAACTGGCCAGCTCAAACCTGCTTCGCATTGCCAAGGGGCTCGATGTGCAGGCAGACGCGCATGCACAAAAGGCCCGCGACGCGAACGAAGCCAGTCTTGCCGATGCCCACTGGGCTCATTTTGAGCACTGCACGAAACGCGCAGCCAAGGCCAGGGCGGATGCTGCTTTGGTGCTCAAGCGCACGCCCGGCGAAATCCTGATGGAGCGGCACTTGATTCTGTCCAGCATGGAATCGTTGCGCCAGACCGCGCTGCATGTGAGCGCACGTGCCGTGATCTTGGCGACCAAGACGAAGTTCATGCGCCCCGATGGCGATGTGCACAAGCTGGCCGGCAAGGTGCTCGACGTTTGGCTTGACCCGCTGTGCCACCACTGCGATGGCACAGGCCGCCATGGCAGCGACTACATGGGGGAGAAGTCCACGCCTTGCAGGCCCTGCAAGTCGACTGGCCACAGACGCGATGCCATTGGATCAAACCCTGAAGAACACCGGTTTGCTGGCGACCTTCTGGCCGATCTGATGCGCTGCGCGGCACAAGCTGCTGCCGGAATGTCACACGTTATGCACCACGAAGGCGCCGAAAAGCACCAGGCCGCTGGGCGCCAAGAAATTTCATCCAACTTGTCCAACCTGCGCAGCGTCGAGGCTGCGGCTGATTGAAAGACACCCATGACCAAAGAAGAAATCAGCGCCTTGGCGCAAGAGATTGCCGAGTTTGTTGGCAAGCACGGCGCCGAGGACACGCCGACCTATTTGCTGGTGAGCGCGCACAAGGCCTTGACCGCTGTCGCGCAGCAAGCGCAGGAGCCGGTGCGGTGGATGGTTGGTTCATCCACCGATGCGCTGAGTGATCGCGCAACTTGGTCGAAACGACCGACCCCGGCAGAAATTGAAGCCATCGAGGAAACGGCCCGCTGCAACGTCGTTGTGACACCGCTCTACGCCGCCCCTGTGGTGCAGCCGGTGGCCGAGCGCGATCAACTCAGACAAGCGCAGTGCGATTTCGTTATGCCCTTGCTTGGGCCCCTGCTGGATGCGTGGGAGTGCTGCTCAAGTGCCGTGCGTAGCGAGCACCCCGAACTTGACAAGCAACTACGCATCGTCAACCGCGCCATGGAAGATGCTGAGCCCGCAGCGCAGCCGGTGGACGACATAGAAGACCCCATCACACTGCCGCGGGGGCTGATTGGTGCCGCCTGCTCAGCCATCGACAAAAAGCGCGATGCACCCAACCTGCTGGAGCAACTGCGCCGCTACACCGTTGGCGACCTGTCTCGGCCCGCAGCGCAGCCAGTGGCCGATGCTCCCGAGGCGCAGGCCGATGATGATGAAGATTTGCTGGCAGTGCAGAACGCAGTTCGACTGCTTGAAATGATTGCCGCCAAAGCTGCGTACTCGGTGAACTGTGATCTTGGCGACCCGCATAGGGCAGCCACCATCAACGACGCCGCAAAGTACGCCAAGGCCGCACTGCCTAGACTCACTGCAGCGCTGAACCGAATGGGCCGAGCCGACTTCAGGGCAAAGCACACTGCCGCGCAGCCGGCCCGCAAGGGGCTGACCGAGGCCGAAATCGATGCGCTGGTGGCAGCGCATGCACCGCCAATCCACCCTGACTTTCGGGCTGATGACGACCACCACGAGCTTGTCCGCGCCGTCGAATCCAACCGCCAAGCAGCCTGGGGCGTGAAGTTGGAAGGAGAAACCAAATGATCTACACAACCTTGAAGCGCATCCGCGCACATTCGCCATGCGCCGCAGGCTGGGAAACGCTGCTGCGCGGGCTCGGAAAGACGGCGGCAGATGATGCCGCCGTGGGGTTTGATCAAATCCTGCGCATCAACGGAGCCGACGATGCTTTTTGGTGCCTGCGCGCAGAGCCTCAGCATGATCGGCTATGGCGCGCACTCGCAGTGCGCTGCGCCCGTCAAGTTCAGCACCTGATGACTGACCAACGCAGTCTGGATGCGCTCGACATTGCCGAGCGTCATTCGCTAGGCGAAGCTACTGATGCCGACTTGGACGCAGCCAGCGATGCAGCCATGGCCGCCGCCTGGGGCGCCGCCAAGGCCGCCAGGGACGCCGCCAGGGCCGCCGCCTGGGCCGCCGCCTGGGCCGCCAGCGACGCTGCCAGCGACGCCGTCAGGGATGCCGCCTGGGCCGCCAGCGACGCTGCCAGGGGCACCGCTAGGGCCGCCTCGGCGTGTCTTTTGCTGTCTACCGTGTCGTCATACCACTCTGATCCGGGCGGGCGGTGTAGCGTGAAGCTGGAAGGGGGCGAGTGATGGCCAGCGCAACACCCTTGTTTGAA